GAGAAACGCGGCAATGCGCTTGGGCGTGTCGATGCGATGGCGCGCCATGGCATCGTTGAGTGCAGAAACAAAAACGCCCGCTTGGCGGCGGGCGTTGGGCATGATGTTGAGTAGGTTGTCTTCAGTAATTTGCATAATGCTCGGTCCTCCCTGGATGCTCCGATTGAATCACGGCTGGCGACCGAGACCAGTCAGCCATTTCTTTGCCAGGGTTTTCAGGGTTCCTTGCGCGGCACTTTCTTCCGGCGACGAAAACACCCAGCCAAGGGTGCCGAAGTTGGCCGACCAGTCGAGTTGCGGCGCGGGCGTGACGTCGGTGATGTCGACCCAGAGCAGATCCGGGTGAAACATCTCGACCATGTTTCCATCGGTCGAGAACAATTCGACCAACGTGTTTTCAACAACGCGTGCGTAGGTTTTCATCAGGCGTACTCGTAAATGATCACGACGCCGGGGGCGCCAGAACCGCCGGGCCTGCCCGGTTGGTTGAGGGCGTTGGCAATGCCGCCGGCGCCGGACCCGTAGCCGGTTCCTGGTGCTGCAAGACTCAGGGCCACGCTGCTACCAGAACCACCGCCACCCAACGGAGAGTTCCCGCCATGTCCGGCCAGAATTGAGCCAGTGACGTTGATCCCCGGACTGCCGGCCGCACCCGAACTGCTAACGATATTGCCGCCGGTAGCGCTCGTGCTCGGAAAGCCACCGACGAACAAGCCAAAATCAGTGACATTGATGACTCCGAGAGAGGGAGATCCGCCGCCGCCCGGTGCAGACACCAAGGAGCCGAAGGAGCTGGTCCCACCTGGGCCGGCACTTGCTGCAACAGCTCCGGCAGCACCTTTTGCACCCACGGTAATGACTTGGTTCGCACCTATGACGGCTGAAGAAATCCATGCTTCGGCATAGCTTCCGGAAGCACCGCCACCGGCAAGTGAAACCTGGCTGCCGTTGGTCGCGGCTATTCCACCACTGCCACCGCCGCCGCCCAGCACCTTGACCAGCACATTTTTCATCCCCGTCGTCGGTACATAAATTCCCGACGAGGTAAACGTCTTGATCCCCAGTAATCGACCGCTGTTGGCGTTGCCGCCACTGGCGTAAACCAGCAGCCAACTGTCCAGCAAAGCGCTGTAAACCACAGAGCAGACACCGCCTGCGACAATCTCCGCTGGTCGCAATGCGCTAAGCGTCAGACTCAAGAGCGGCTTGGGCAGCAAGCCATTCGGCGCAAAGGTACTCGCTCCGGTATTGGCATTGCCTGCCGTGAAACGCAGCGCCAGCCCGTCCTTCAACGCGCTGATAGCCGGCACATAATTCGCCATGTAAAGATTGGCAGCACCAATATCCGCCGCATGCTTGTCTTCACCGGCCTGGCTGATTTTCCTGATTGCCTGCAGCAACTGCGTCGCATCGCTTTCGCTCGGTTCAAGGCCCGCAGACTTGACCACATTCAACAGCTCATCGGTGACGCCATTGCCCCAGGTGGCGGGAATCAACGATCCCGGCAATCCACCGACGACGTCTTCATTGACGAACTTGCCGTTCACCAGCCCGATGCCGGGAACGCTTTTCGGGTAATCCATGTTAATTCCTCATTGATCGGGTCAACGGTTCAGCCATTCGACCGCAGCAAGCCATCGAGCCAGTCGGGTTCTACAGGGCGAGCCTGGGCATCCGGAAATTCCGGATCATTGGGCCAGTCGCGCAGTGCCTGCCGATAAGCAAGAAGCTGTTTGAATTCTTCGGCACGCAGCGTCGTACCCTCGCCGACTTCCAGTTCTTCGGCATCGCGAAGAACCAGCCATTGGGTGCGATCCAGTACCTTGTCTCGCCAGGCCCGCTCTGTGTCATCGGGGGTTTGCTCAGCCAGTACCACCCGTTCCGGGCGTCCGTTGGCAGTCAGGGAAAGGACGGTTCCCTTTGGAGCGTTCGAGACCAGCGCGCAATACTCGCCCTCGCTTAATTCAAACGCGTCCGCAGGAATATTGGTGCCGTGCAGATCGGAGTGATAAAAGCCGGAAGTTGCCGGGGAAAAGTAATACATACTCAATATCCTATTCCGATAACACGAGCGGCAATGGAGCCTGAAGGCCATTCAGGACAGCGAACATTGATGCCTGTCTGCCGACTCACGGTCGCGTTGTTGTTCCAGGTCAGCTGCGTTCCGGATGCCGTGCCTTCATGGGTAGCGACGGCAAGAAACAGCGCATTGGGAAAGACCAGCGGCCATAGATTCAGATCGCCATAACCATTGTTACCCGCCTGGCTGGCGGCCCCGGTGATCCACTGGATAATCACTCCCCCCATCCACGAGGGGAAAACGATATAACCGGATGCCCCCAGTCTCACCATGAACCCGAGTCTGAGTTTTTTAGGGGTCACGATCGAGGTATCACTGACACCGGCGTTGACCTCTGCCTGAGAGGCGATTTTTGCAATCCCGATCAGCGACTCTGTCGCCTGTTGCATCTTTTTCGCTATGGATTGAAACACTCGCAACGGCGTCATCAACCGGGTGGTGCTGGTTCCCGACTCAGCTTCGTCCTGACTGGCCAGGCTGTCGCTATGCTTCTTCGAGATCAGCGTATCGATTGCCACGCTGAGCTGAGTGTTGTCACTCTCATCGGCAGCCGAACCTGCGCTTTTGATGACTTCAAGAATTTCTTGCGTAACGCCATTTCCCCAACTTGCCGGAATCAACGAACCTGGTGTTCCGGTCAGAGGGTTTTCGTCAACAAACCTGCCATTCACCAAACCTGCGCTGGGAATGTTTTTTGGATAATCCATTACCTGTCTCCTGAATTTGAATACACCTGCATTCGGTTGCGTCAGGCAGTAACTGCCGTGAACCAGGCAGGCTGTGCCGGCCGCTCAGCGAAGGTCTGAGATGAGCTCGCGGCAGGCCAGTCGCGCAATGCCTGGCGGTACTCAAGCAGCTCCAGATAGTGCTGGGCCTTGAGCGTTGTGCCGCGCCCCAACTCCTGCTCATCGCGGTGGCGGGTGACCAGCCATTCGGTGGCCGAGAGAGCCGACTGACGCCAGGTGCGCTCTGCTGCCGGAGGCTCGTTGTCCTCGACTACAAGGGCCTTGGCGACAACGGGACTTTGCGGTGCGCGCGAAGGCTCGATAACAGAAGCCGCCTCAGCCATCGGCGCACCGATTTCGACGTCGACACCTTCGGGCACCTGCACCATCGCCGCGACGAACGCAGGCGCAAACAGTTGCTCGATCGCGTAGTCACCGGTGTCGATCACTTCGACCGCGACACCGTTTTCAATGCGTACATAACGGGCCATTACTCGTACTCCCAGATTTCGCAGAAGGCGTTGCCGCCGACGCCGCTCAAGACGGATGCGGAAGCGTTGCTCGAGCAGGAACCACTGCCTCCCGAGCCGCGAACACCGGGGGTACCATTGCCATTCACGCCCATTAGCGGAGCGCCACCATCAAACGGGCTGGGCCCACCACCCCCGCAGAGCACACCCCAATTGGCGTTGTACATCGCATAGGTGCCGGGGATGCCCCGAGCGCTGCAGAGGTTGCCGCCCGTAACGACCTGCCCGCCGGCCCCACCTTGTACGAAGCCGGACGCAGTGGCGGACGTCAGGACTGTAATGGCCTGCCCGCCCATGCCACCCGAAACGCTCAGGTAGGAACCGAAAGAAGCGCCACCACCCGCCTGGCCGACCGCGTTACGCGGGGCACCGCCGGCGCCCAGCGTGACCGGAACACCAGCCAGCATTTCCGGCGTAACGTCGTACAGACTTTCCCCGTAAGCGCCCGCCCCGCCACCGCCGCCAATGCCTTGATAAGTGGCCGGGATGGGGGCACACCCGCCCCCCGATCCACCCGCCCCGACCAGTCGAACGCGAATCCGTTTCGCTCTCGGGTTCGGCTTGTAAACCGTGATTCCGACCGTCTCGATCTGCCTGACTGCCAGCAACCGTCCTACGGCATCGGTGATGCCGTAGCCCGCCAGCGTGGTCGGGGTGTTTTTTAATTTGGTGAAGTCGACGAGAGCGCCAATGGCCGTTGCCAACTGATTGGTTTTGCTCTCGTCCGGTGTCAGTCCGGCGGCCTTGATGGCGTTGAGAATTTCTTGCGTGACACTGTTGCCCCAGGCGGCGGGGATCAACGACCCGGGCGTGCCGGCAACCGGGTTTTCATCGACAAAACCGCCATTGACCAGGCCGACGCCCGGGATGCTGTTTGGATAATCCATTGCACGGTTCCCTGTGCTGCGGTCAGTTGGTTACGCTTGCGCCGGGCACCGCCGGCCAAGTGACTTCGCCGGGGAAGCCGGCCTGTTTTTCGATGCGGTTCAGCTCCACGCTGTAGAGCTTCCATTCGAGCAATTGCAGTTGCTCTTCATGGCTGGCATCGCCGATGTCTTCGGCGTACTGCAGGGGGGCGATGCGCAGGACGGCATCGCGAAGCAACGTGTCGCGTTTTTCCAAAGCCTGCTGGCTGATGCTGAGCAAACGGGCCTGCTCATCCAGTTGCCAGGCGTCGTCGCGCCATACATGGAATTCCCCGGGCCATGGCTGCGCTGTGAAAGTTTCGGGCAACTCCCCCAGCTCACTCCAGATCTGTTGCCCGCCGCCATCCTTGCGGAAAACCGGACCGCGCCGGTCAATCACCTCTCGCGGTACACCGTTGATCAAGGCCCAGGTGCGACCGGTTTCCGGCGCAGGTAACTCGAACGACAACTCCACCGCGTTGCCGGGTAATTGAATACCGATGCCCGGGGTCACGAAAAACTCGACAGGCCCGGACAAAACGCCGGCGCCGTCAAACAGATAATTGAACATAGGCACCTCAGATGAGTTTGATACGGCCGGGATAGGCGATGTTGCGAGGGCGGGACTTGAAGGCCAGCAACAGGGTGTTGGCAGCATCTCGTTGGTAGGTCGTATTGGCAGGGAAGACAGGGCCGCCGTTGACCAGTCCGGACACGTATTGCGGCTCTTCACGAGACTCTGCACCGAAGCCGGTCAGGCTGTCCGACCACCACGCGCCCACCGCACCGGCACCATTGGCGCCCATGGCATACGAGTGAATCGATCCGGCCTGAAAGGCCCCCATGACACGACCTGTATCCACCCCCCTGCCCTCGTCCAGAACCCGCAGAAACTCGCCTCGCCCTTCAGGACCACGGAAGGTTGACGCGCCGTCACCCGACGTCCATTTACCTTCGTTGCCCGCACGCGCGGCTTCAGTGCCCAACATTCCCGAAAGCTGGGCGTGGTCCCACAGCCAGGGCCACTCGGCACGCTTCATGACTGTGCCGTTGAGCGCACCGTAACCACCGGGACTGAGCAAGGTGGTTGTCTCGAAAAACGGCCGGCCAAGGGGGGTGTTATCAAACCGACCGACCGGCCACCAGCTACCCGCAGCATCGCTGCGCAACTGCCACCAGTCCCCGCCGCCCATCAACACCAGAAACGGATAACCGCTGGGTGACAGGTGCGTG